CCACCTCGGGAACTTCTGTGATGTCGCTTGCCCTGGTCAGCGCCAGCCCGTGGGGCCGCAAAAAAGCCCTGTTCTGCTCCAGGTGCGATCCGTCCCGCAGGGTCTCGGCCAGATCCATGGATTCGGGTCCGTAGAAGGACACGAGAACCGACAGCTCCCTGGTCGAGACAATCTCATCTTGGCCGTCACCCGCCGCCGCGTGCGCGATGACGGGCAGCCCAATCCGCCTGTTGCCGACGATGCCGAAGGCGCACCAGCCAACCCCAGGCGCTGGAACGCGCGGAACCGCGGCTTGCCACCTTGGCCTCACCAGATCCCCGGACAAGCCCGTCACCCCGGCGATGAAGTCATGCAGGACGTCTTCAAGGCTGGACCGGACAAGCCCCGGGCTGACCGTGAGAAAGCCGCCGGTTGCGCTCGTGTTCACGGCTGCGCCTCCAGGACCGCCACGGCCTTGGTGAAGCCTGCGTGCTCCCGCCAAGCCTCAGCCGTTGCGACGCGGTACTTGCCGCCACGATAGTGCACCAGGTCTGCCTGGATGGACCCGCCGCCGGCGGACAGCTCGGCAGGCGTGAAGATGAGGATGGATTCCTTGGCCCGGTCGCCTTCGGGCAGAAGCTCGCGCTCACGCCCCGGCGCTGGCTGGATGTTCCCGTCGGCAGAGACCAGGGCCGAAGAAGTCTCCGCCCTGCCTTTGGCGCTCACGGTTTCAGTGACGCGCTCGTAAACAAAGGCAGTCCCACCCATGTCCGGGTCCATCAGGATATCGAGAAGATCCATGCCCATCACCTCACCACCAGGGCGGAATTGCCCTTCTTGCGAACCACGTAAGTGTAGGCCTTGCGAAGCTGGCCCGTGTCGATCAGCGGATTGACCGCACCGCGTTCACGGCGGCTCTTGCCATAGGTGGCCACGGTCCGGCCGGACTTGCCCGTGCGCTCCCCGATCTTCTTCCGGGCGTCCAGAGTGGAATCCGCCAAGGGCGGCCACTCATTGCTCACAAAACGAGCGCGGACAGCGTTCTGTCCGAGGATCCCGATCTTGTTGAGCGCCGTGTTTACGGCGGCCGCATTGCCTATCAGGGCCTGCCTGGCCGCGTCCTTTAGGATCTCCACAGCATCCTTTTGGATGTCGTCGATGCCCGGCAAAAGAGAAGGGCGCGGGGGGAGCCCCCGCTCAGGAACGCCGAACTCATGCACGTAGGCCAGGAGCGCATTCGAAACTCCGGAGTCTCCGGCCGCCTCGCGGGAGGTCTTGTCTTCGGGGACGCCGATAAAGACGTCCTGGGAAGTCAAGGCCGCGAGCGCCTGCCGGACGGCAGACAGGTCCATACTGACCTGCCGGACACTCATCTCCGGATTCATACGACCATTCCCCCAGCACCCACGAGCTGCGCCATTTGCCAATACTGCTTCCCGTAGATGGTATCGTTCCAGTGGCCCGCCCCGATGTTGCCGGTGGCCGCAGCCCCGGCCCGTGACTCGCTCTTGGACACGCCGCCCACGGACTTGCTGACCGAGACAACAGGGCCGGCGGCCGCGTCCATGCCGCCGGTCCCGTCCTGTGACTTTGTCGCCGCCCGCTCCAGGGTCAGGTGATGGGCCGCATGCAGACAGCACCCGTCAGCCCACCAATCCCCCCAGCGCTCCGCAGAAAGCTGCTTCTCGGCCAAGGCCAAGGCGAACAGCACGCGGCCATCCGGGAACAACTCCACGGTGAACTGGGGAAACGATTCTCTGAATTCCTGTACGGTCGGCACGGTTAATTCTCCTCGGGTTCGGTCTTGGCTTCGGCGTCAGGGTCGACGTCACCGGCGGGCGCGTCGGGGCCTTTGTCCTTGTCGCCATCCGGATCCTGGTCGCCCTCCTCGGCCTGATCCGCTTCAAGGATCATGGCGACCAGCGCGTCTTTTTTCGGGGAGCCCTGCACCTCGACGCCCATTTCTGCAGCCATCTTCTTCAGGCTGGAAACGGTCATCGAACGCAGCTTGTCTTCCGAAAGCCCGGTTTCATCGGCATCATCCGGAAGGACCGCAGCGCGGCCCTCCCGAATGCATCCCTGGACAAACCAGTTCCCAAGCTCTTCTTCAGAGAGTTCATGCACACCAGGCGTAAACACCCGCAGCTTCTTCCCCGAGGCAAAGCGAACCGAGAACGTGGACGAAACAGAGATCTTTTTCATGGTTTAATCCCCGTCCTGGTAGGCCAAGGTTTCAGGGTAGACGAATTCCACATGGCCGATCTTGCCGAAGTAGACGGTCAGCTGGCTGATGCCGCGATGCTCAAGCGGGGTCTTCTGCAGGGGCACCAGGGGGAAGCGGACGTATTCGGGGCGGCGGCTGTAGACCACGGTGCGATCTTTGCCAGCAGCGCCTCGGCCGGTCAGCCACTTGACGGGATGGATTTCCAGAGGCCGCCCATTCTGGGTGTTGGAAATGCACTGCTCCGCAATGTACCGCAGAAGGCTCTGGTTCCCCGCATCGGTCACAGGCTGAAGGAGCCTGGTGAACTTGCGCGGCGAAAGCCGAAGCTGGTCCGGGACGACCGCGTACCCGCTGCGCTCCCATGCCGTATTGATCAGGTCGTTGATGTCATCCAGGATCATCTTGGAAGTGGTCGTGGGCGCGCTCCAGTCCAGGGTAGAGTTTTCAGCATAGACCGCAGGGTTGGTGCACAGGCCCACGGCACCGACCTGGTCGTCACCGATGTAGATCTGTTCATCCACGTCCATGTTGTACTTGATCTTCATACCCTCGTACTTCTGGGTATCGAGAGGGCGGCCGACCTTCTGAGCTGCTTCCAGCTCCACCAGGCTCCACCCGAGCTCCATGGCCCACAGGTGCAGAGGAGAGGGCGTCTTGCCGATGTCGACCGCGATGCCGGGAATGGCCGTGGTCTTCTGGCCAACCCAGTTCTTGCCGTTCGGGGAAATACCACCGGCGGCCGCGAATGTGGTCACGGTGAAGGAAGAGGATTCATCAGCCATGGTCACGTCTTCGCGCAAATCGATGTCGCGGGGCCACGTGACCGAATGCAGGGGGAGGTGCAGCGTTTGGTCGAGGCGCTCAAGCTCTCCGACCAGGAAGGCCCCGGCTGCATCTACAGTGCGTCTGTCATAGGTAAACATTTTCGCTCCTTAGATGTTGAAGGCGATTTCGACATTGCCCGAAGCATCGGGCGCGCCCATGAAGATGCACCCGGGCACGGCCACGCCCTGGGACATGGCGATATCCCCGACGACGAAACTTCCCGTAGCCGTAAACACGACCTTGACGGGCGCGCCCTTGACCGGCGTCGAAGTCTCGGCAGCGGACATCTTCACCGACATGTAGCCGGAGCGCATCACGTCTCCGATCTGTCCGGCCTCGATGCCGCCGCCACCCAGGGCGTTGTCGGCAAGCGCACGGGCCTGGAAAGGGAACGGGCGGGCCAAGAAGCCGTAAACGCCATTGGCCTCGACAGTGGCCGCCACGATCTTTCCGGACGCGTCCAGCTGAACAGGGCCGCCGAAAGCAATAGCGGAAGCGGCCACAGTCGGCTCGACCTGAGCGTCCGCCTGGCGCGAGATGTTGCCGGGGAATCCGGCGGGCATACGTTCAGTAAATACAGGCATGTGGCCTCCTATTTCCCGGACAGGGAGTCGCGGAATTTGCGGTTGAGGGCGTTGATGTCCGCCGGGGTGACGGCCTTTTTCGCGTCCGCCGTCTTGCGCTTACCGGCAAGGGCTTCCGCCGTTCGGTCGTTATTGCGGGCGGCGACCACCTCGGACGCGGCCATGAACGCGGCGTCCAGGGTCAGACAGTCAGCCTTTCCGATGGCGGTTCCTCGCAGGCACCCGTCCACGACCCTGGCGACAGCTTCGTCCTTCATGGCGCTGCGCAAGGACATGCGCTTGACCGTGCAGGCCGAATCGCTTGTGTTGAAGCGCAGGCCCGGAGCCAGGAGACCAGCGCGGCGCACAATGGCGGCGTCTGCGGTCTTGCGCTTCACGGCGCTGTCTTTGGCCTTGGCCGGGTCGTCTTCATCGGCGGCCGGATCTTCGTCCTCGGCTTCTTCATCACCCTGGGGGTCTTCGTCCTCGCCAGACTCGGGATCTTCATCCTCGTTCTTGGGCGGGATACGCTCCACCAGAGTGCGCAGCAGAACCAGGATTTCGTCCAGCTTCTCATCGCTGTCCGTGGCGGTCTGCTGTTGCTCTTCGGGGGCCCCCTCTTCGTCCTTGGCCACTTCTTCGGCTGCTTCATCGAGAGCGGCCTTTACCTTGGGATTCTTGAACAGGCGGTCCAGGAAGCCCGACTTCGTTTTTTCCGGCATGTGAGACTCCTTGTCTTGGATTGCGCAGCGGCTGCCGCACCGTCCGTGCGGCACCAATGCGATATGATTGCCAACAATGGCGAACTGCCGCCCGACGCCCGGCTCCATTTCTTCGTATTCGGCGTCATAGCCACACGACACTTCCCGCAAGGGCTTGTCTTCGGGCTTCCCGCCTATCTTGGGCGCGATCAGGAAAATAGCCTCCTGGTCCGTGATCAGCAGATCCGCGAGCAGCAGATCCGCGGCCTCTCCCTCCCCGCGTCGGACATTCTGAGCATGACCACAGGTCAGCTCTTTCCAGTTGTCGGGAGTCACAAAGCCTTCGGGGTGGCCGATGGTCACGGGCTTGCCCTCGAACGACGCTACGGTCTCGGGGGCAAAGACGTCTTCGGGCAACCGATGCACCAGCACCGTTTCTTCGGTCGCATGCGCGGCAATCTCTTCCGGGAGCTCTTCAGGCAGGTAGTGCATGACCCCGGTCCGGGCGATGGGCACGTCCAGGCACAGAAGATAGCCTTCTGGCGTGACCCGGATGTTCTCGGAAAGGGCGCTGGTAGTATGGTAACGCATGAGGCCAACGCTATGCGCGCTGGCCTCTTGAGGTCAGGTTGAATGAATTCGGGGTGAGTGAGGCGGGATTGTAAGAACGAGCGAGTCTAGCAGGACGCTCTGTAAACGGCCCGTAAACGGGGTAGAATCGATCGGGCGGGAAAAACCGGGGCGTTGTTCGGTTCTAAGACTCGGACGCCTCTCAGGGCAAATATGGGCGTTTTCACGCCGTGGCCTCCACGGCAGGTTCGCACTGGTCGAATTTCACCGCTCCGGACGCCCACGTGTGCTCCCCGTCAACGTCGCCGATCAGGAACTCGGTTTCATAGGCGCGGCCGCCAAGCAGGTCGATTACCCGGCCCGTCGTGCCGGCCTGGAGCCGGTGAACGACCGAGTGGTCAAAAACGTCTTCGACGTCCAGCGGCGTGGTCAGGCGAATGGTGCCCCCTTCGCGGATCATGTCGTGCTCCTCTTCTTCGGAATGTAGCAGCTTGTCAGGCGCGGGACGGTCGAAATGTTCCGGCCCGATTTGTCCCTGTCGTAAATCCAGGCGCTGAGCACGTCAACGGTCGTTCCGTTTGGACCCGTAACCGGCGTCAGTATTTCAAAGCGCTCCCCATGCTCATCGGCCTTCCCTCGCTTGGCCGGAAGGTGCGGGGCCAAGGACATGATCTGGCTCTCGATCAGATCCGCATGACTCGGGTCAGCCCCGAGCAGCTTCTTGAACAGAACGGCCTTGGCACGGCCGCGCGGATCCGCAGCTTCCGGATCCAGGGAGTACGCCGCCAGCTTGCGCCGGTCGAACTTGGCCCGCTCCACGTTGACCAGGGGGGCCTCGGGCACGTGCGGGATGACGTGGCTCGTGGACTGCTTTTCCCATTGCGACAGAGCGGACTTGGTCCCGGTCTCCATCTCTGTTTCCTGCGTGGGCATCGGTGACGCGTAAACGCCGCCCGTTTCCCTCGGGATAACCGGCTCAGGATAGCAC